AGCCCTAAAGGGCAAGGAGTTGTTATCAAAACAACAGCAAAAAATGGTGCTAAAGCACCACAAAAAACCAGTAAGTTTAACCCAGAAGCTAAGGCTTCTTATCCTCAAGTTATGAAAATTGCTATGCATTTTTCAAAACTGGCTAAATGTCCGAAGGACATCAAGTTTGGAACTTTGAGAGGTCATTTTTTAGCGAAGCTAAATGATGAAAAGAAACCTTTGACCAACGGTCAAGTTTCTAAACTTCTTACGCTGAAAACTGTTCCAGTTTCGGATTTGAAGTCCATGAGAGCTTATAAAGATTTTCAATCTTCATAAGCAGTTTGGAATTAGGGAGCTATAAAGCTCCCTTTTTCCCTAAATTTTTATATAAAAATTGGAGAAAATTTATGAGTATAAATTTTGAAGTGTCTAAGCATACGTTTTTAGATGGATTACATCTAAAATCTGAGTTCGAGAATGGATATGAAATATCCATAGTTCCAAATACTTTTAATGACAACCCTAATAGGGTTGAGTTAGGAATTTTCTATGAAGGAACTTACATAAGTTCCTTTAGTGATGAAGATTTAAATTTCTTAACTTTGTTAAGAGCTTTTGAAATTTGTCAAGAGGTCAAAGACCTCGACCCAAATATCTAAAAGATATTTGAAATCTGAAGAGGGAGCTTTATAGCTCCCTTTTTTTTATTTGAATTCTTTTCTGGCCTATTTTATTCTAAAATTGGCTAAAAAGAATTTATCAGCAAATACCAAGTATCTTTCAGATACTAGGTAACAATCGAATTAAATGCCCTTTAGAGCCACGTAGAGCTCTAAAAGTGATTGAACCCTGACCACCCTACCACAAGAGGTTAAAAACCTCTTAAACCTTTGATTTTACTATTGAACTTTTAAAGTCTTTAAAGACTTTAGAACTATAATAAATCTACATAATTTCTTTAGAAATTCTGTAAACTTCATAATCTTTCTAGCTTTATCAAGCTAGAAAATCTCTCAGCTCTCCCTCTTAAAACTTTAGAAGTCTGAAAGACTTGCTAGACTTTAAAGTTTCTAAAACTCTTTAGAGTTTCAAGGGGTAGGCAGGTAGCCACCCCCTCCTCCCCCTATATATGCACATTCCTATACATTTTTGGAAGATTTGAAGTGTTAAGTTGAAGGGTACGACCGGACATTAAAGAGCTTTAAAGTAGGCAGGTATATATAGATGTAAAACCCCTACCGGACAAGTCCTCATTATATAGATAGAACTAAGTGTTGTCAAGCATTTTTGTATTTATTTTTTAGATACTTGACAAAATCATACCCATACCTTATAATAAAGAACATGAATCTACCCGTAACTAAAAGAAAACTAACAGAAAAACAAGAATCATTTCTAAATAACCTTATAGAAACAAAAGGAGATTTAAAGCTTTCTGCTGAACTTGCAGGATACTCAGGAAATCACTACCAAGTTATGAATAGTCTTAAACAAGAAATAGTTGAATTAGCCGAGACAGTACTTGCAAGGGAAGCTCCAAAGGCAGCGTTTAAACTCGTTGAAGTTATGGAAAGTAATACAGCTATGCCACAAGCTAATGTAAAGCTACAGGCAGCTCAAACTATCTTAGATAGAGTTGGTGTTTCTAAAACAGAAAGAATGCAGGTAGACCATAATGTTTCTGGTGGTATATTTATTTTACCTGAAAAAGAAACAATAGATATCCAAGCAGACGAAGTTCAATATGAAAATATTCCTAACTGAATACCACGTAGACAATAAAGTATATGCAGGTGTTAATATATTTGCTCCTAATGATTACGAAGCAGAACTAATAGCAGAAGAACAAGGAGTAACAATTGTAGGAGAAATTACAGGTGTAAGGTTTAGACCTGAGTTTGCAGATTATTTAGATACACAAAACAATACATTACACTAATGGTAGCAAAAAAGAAAAAGAAAAGTACAGTCAATAAAGCAGGTAATTATACAAAACCTGCTATGCGTAAAAGACTTTTTAATAAAATTAAAGCAGGTAGTAAGGGTGGTAAACCCGGACAATGGAGTGCTAGAAAGGCACAGATGTTAGCAAAAGAATATAAAGCTAAAGGTGGTGGTTATAAATAATAACTAACCACAAAGTTTAACTAAAATGGTCGTAAGACTTAATATTAACTAACGTAAGGAGCAGATAATGCCACATACACCAAAACATAAAAAAAGAAAAAGTATGTCTCGAGGTGGAGCTAAAGGAAGAAAGAGCTACGCTAGAGGTGGAGCTAAAAAAAGAAAAAGCATGGCTAGGGGTGGTCGTAAAGCAAAAAGATAAATAATGTCTTACTTGATGAGTAATATCCCACACTTCCCATGTTGGGTAAGAAGGGAGTTTACACATAATCATTTAAAATATCATGGAGAGTTTCTTCACGCTTTAGCGATAGGAGTAAACACAATACCAGACAGGTCATTAAGTTTCCAAATAGTATTTACTGGAAATGAAATGGATAGAGATGATTGGGATGAAGGCAATATTCACGGAGGAGCTATGTGGGCAAGAATGCCCATACAAGGTTTAGTAGCTGATATACCCATGGAAGAATGGGCAGAGCCAATGGAAAATCATTTGGTACAACCTTGGGATTGTGAATCACGAACACATTCAGTTGTTGTTTTAGATAGAACAAGTTCCTCTCCAGAAATAGCTAAAATTGGAAATGAATTTTATACAGCAAGATATTTGTTTACTGTAGATTATACTGACAATAGTATTGCTGATGACCCTGCACAACATAAACAGTCTCATGTATTATATATTACAGAAGACTGTGAATGGAAAGGAAATATAATAGCATTACCTAATAATAGAGTTAGAGTTACTAACCCTGCATTATGGGCAACAGGTGAAGGACCACCAGATTTTATTCCTTCACAATGGTTACATTCAGCAGAAGGACATGAAAGCTACATGAATCCAGATATAACTTTTAACAATCTATATAGTGATAAGGATAAATAATGGCACTTAAAAAATCACAAAAGTCTTTAAAGAAATGGACTAAACAAAAATGGAGAACTCCAAGTGGTAAAAAATCTTCGGAGACTGGTGAAGTATATGCTCCATCTGCTAAAATTAAAAAATTAAAATCTACAGCAGCAGGAAGAAGTAAACTAGCAGCAGCTAATAAAAAGAAACGAGCAGCTACTGCAAAAGGTAAACAACACGCTCAACATGGCTTACATCGTAAAACTAAAAAGAAAAAGAAATAATGGCTAAACAACAAGAACAAAAAATTAAAACTAAAGAGTACTTGTTAAAGTTACGTAAACAACAACAACTAAGACAACATAATCAATAATGGCACACGAAAATAGAAAAAAATCTTTATTAAAGAAACATGGATTAAAAGGAGTCAATAAACCTAAACGTACTCCCGGACATAAAACTAAATCTCATATGGTATTAGCACAAGACGGACATAATCTAAAACTAATTAGGTTTGGACAACAAGGTGTACGTGGTGCAGGTAAAAATCCTAAAACTGCAAAAGACAAAGCACGTAAAAGAAGTTACTATGCTAGACACAACGCACAGGATTCTAAGCCTAGTAAAATGAGTGCTAGGTATTGGTCACATAAAGTTAAATGGTAAATTGTAAATGGGAAAACAAATAGGAACAGACCAACAACCTGTAAAGTTTAAAGCTCTTTCAAAACAAAAGGGTAGACTTTCAATGAGAGGTAAAGGTATTAAAGACCAAAAACAATTTGAAAAAAACTGGGATAAAATATTTAACAAAGATTAATGGCTTATTCAAAACAAGTAATTAAACGATTTGAAAGCGTTTTAAACGAACCTGATAAACATGCAGTAGGTAGATTTGACCCACAAGACCCGAACGTAGCTACAGGAATGACAGGAGCACCTGCATGTGGAGATGTAATGCGTTTACAATTAAAACTTAATAACGATATAATTGAAGATGTTAAATTTAAAACTTATGGATGTGGTTCTGCTATAGCATCTAGTACTATGTTTGTAGAGATGTTAAAAGGTAAAACAATAAAAGAAGCCAAACAAATAAAAGATAAAGATATTGCAGAAGCATTAGAATTACCTCCTATCAAATTACATTGTAGTGTTTTAGCTGAAGAAAGTATTACGAAAGCTATAGAAGATTGGGAACAAAAACTTTCTTATCGACAACACAATCAATGATTCCAAAAGATTACATAAAGAAAAAAAGTAAAACTATTCCATTCGGTTATGAAGTAAGCGAATTTGAGGGATGGTTACAACCTATTCAATCTCAATTATTTATACTTAATAAATATATTAAAAAAGTTAAAGATGGTTCATTATCATTACGAGAAGCTTCTGAATTAATTTCTACTGAAACTAAAAGAAAACTTAGTCATGTAGGTTTATCTAAACTTGTACAAAAAAGTAAAGGAGGTAGACCTAAAGGTTCTAAATCTAATTATAATTATTCAGCTACGCAAAAAAGAAAACAACTTGTAGCAAGAGAAACAAAAAAACTTGTTAAAGAAAAAGAAAAGTTAAAACGTAAAGAAGATAAACTTAAAAAAGAAAAAGAAGTTTTAACTAAAACAACAGAAACAAAAACTAATCAAGTTGTACTTGATTCTGATTTAGATTATGTTGCACCCTCTGTTCAAGAAATTATAAAAGAAAATAATGTAATCTTTCATCCTAATGAAGGACCTCAAACTAAATTTTTAGCTGCAGATGAAAAAGATGTTCTTTATGGAGGAGCTGCAGGTGGTGGTAAAAGTTATGCTATGCTTATTGACCCATTACGTTATGCACATAAAAAAGCTCATCGTGGTTTAATACTTAGACGTTCTATGCCAGAACTACGAGAACTTATAGACAAGTCTAGAGAACTATATCCACAAGCGTTTCCGGGTTGTAAGTTTAAAGAAGTAGAAAAGGTTTGGAACTTTCCAAGTGGAGCAAAGATAGAGTTTGGTTTCTTAGAAAGAGATGCAGATGTTTATAGATACCAAGGTCAAGCATACTCATGGATTGGTTTTGATGAAATAACACATTTACCTACAGATTTTGGTTGGAACTATTTAGCTTCTAGACTTAGAACAACTGACCCTTCTATAAAAACTTATTTACGTTGTACTGCAAACCCCGGTGGTGTTGGAGCACATTGGGTAAAAAATAGATATGTAACTCCTAATGAACCTGATAAAAGCTTTATAGGTTCAGATGGTTTAACTAGAAAATTTATTCCTGCTAAACTAACAGACAATCCATATTTAGCAAATGATGGAATGTATGAGCAGATGTTAAATTCATTACCACCTGTACAACGAAAACAATTATTAGAAGGTAATTGGGATGTAAATGAAGGTGCAGCGTTTGTAGAGTTTGACCCTGATGTACATGTTGTACCTCCTTTTCAGATTCCTATAGCATGGGAACGTCTAAAAGGTATCGACTATGGGTATGCATCTGAGTCATGTTGTTTGTGGGGAACTATTGACATGGAAGATGGAACACTCGTTATCTACCGTGAATTGTATCGAAAAGGCTTGACAGGACAAGAATTGGGCTCTATAATAACAGAAATGGAAAGGGAAGACCCTTTTTCTGTAAATGGTGTATTAGACACAGCAGCATGGGCAAACACAGGAACAACTGGTCCTACTGTTGGAGAAGCTCTATTAAGAGCAGGACATAAACTTAGACGAGCAGATAAAAATCGAATCCAAGGTAAAATCCAACTACACGAATATTTGAAAATAAAAGATAACGGAAGACCTAAGTTGCAGATATTTAATACATGTCCGAACTTAATTAGAGAAATACAAAGTATTCCATTATCTAAAACAAATCCAGAAGATGTGGATACACATGCTTCGGACCACGCATATGATGCTCTTAGATATATGATTATGAGCAGACCTAGAGTGGCAAATACATTTGACAGATTACGACAGTTAAAACAAGAAAGGTATACTCCATCGGATTCTACTTTTGGATATTAATATAAATATATATAGGAAAAAATTATGAATCAAAACGCAAGAAGAGTTATCAGAGTAACACCTACAATTACAGGAGTTACATATGCAAATAATGATGTATTATTTGATACAACAGAAATACCATTAGCTGTAGGCAAACCCGGAGAATGTTCTAAGCTTGTATCAGCTATGATTATTTCTAAATCTAATTCTGTATTTGATGCAGAAATATTCTTTTGTCAAGTAAATCAATCTGTTGGTACTGTAAATTCTGAAAGAAATGTATCAGACGCTGATTTTGCAACAGCAAAAGTAATGGGAACTTTAACACTTGATGGTTCTGCTGACGACTATAATTATGGTGGTGGTAGAATTTTTAGGTTTGATAACAACTTAGAAAGTGCAGGTGCAACAGATGGTGACCAAATAGCTAAAGCAAGATTCCCTCTTTTATTACAAGCTGCTTCTGGAAGCACAAGTGTTTATTGTTTTGCATTTCTTTCAGGAACAGACACAACACCTGATTTTTCAGTCGGTGATTTAGAATTAGTACTTGGTGTTGAGTATTAAAAGATATGGCAGAAACAGAAAATACATTTTTGAATGCTGATAATATCTATGAAGAAGTAGAAGGAGAAGCAGGAAAAAATTTAACACTAGAAGAAAACCAACAACAAAATTTAGTTGGTATTGTTAAAGGTAGGTTTGCTTTAGCAGAAGATGCAAGAACTGGTGATGAAAAAAGATGGTTCACAGCATACGAAAATTATAGAGGATTATATAATAACTCTATAAAATTTAGAGAATCAGAAAAATCTAGAATATTTGTAAAGATAACTAAAACAAAAGTACTAGCTGCTTTTGGTCAATTAGTTGATGTTATTTTTGGAACAGGAAAATTTCCTTTAAGTATTTCAGAAACACAACTTCCAGAAGGAGAAAAAGGACAAGCATACTTAGATATGAATAATCCTAGTCCTTCATTAGATATTCCAGATAATATAGGAAACAGAATTGAAGATGCCCCTCAAGGGCAAATGCTTGATGATGATGTAGGATATTCAGGTGATGGTAAGGTTTTAAAACCCGGAGCTACATTAAGTGATGGTTTGTTTGCAGATACAGTTGATAAAATCGCAGAACCATTTTTACAAGAAGGCACAATGCCATTACCTGAAATTCCTGAAATTAATCCTGCACAAAAAGCAGCTCGTAGAATGGAAACATTAATCCATGACCAAATTGATGAATCAAACGGTTCTTCTGAAATACGAAATGCTTTATTAGAATCAGCATTACTAGGAACAGGAATTGTTAAAGGTCCATTTAATTTTAATAAAGTTTTAAATAATTGGACAACAGACGAGGAAGGAAATAGAACATATACTCCATCAGAAGTAAGAGTACCTAGAATTGAATTTGTAAGTTGTTGGGATTTTTATCCTGACCCTGCTGCAACAAACATTGATGAATGTGAGTTTATTATTCACAGACATAAAATGAATCGTAGTCAGTTAAGGCAGTTAAGAAGTATGCCTTACTTTGATGAAGATGCAATTAGAGAATGTTTACAAGAAGGACCAAACTATATAGAAAAACCATATGAGTCTAGATTAAAAGATGATTATGAAGCAGACACATCATATAATCCAAACTTTGAAGTTCTAGAATATTGGGGTATTATGGATGCCGAATATGCTAGAGAAGTTGGCATAGACCTTCCAGATACTATTGATGATTTAGATGAAGTACAAATTAATGCATGGATATGTGGTGACTCTTTACTAAGAGCAGTAATAAATCCATTTACTCCTGCACGAATACCATATCATTCTTTCCCATATGAAAGAAACCCATATAGTTTCTTTGGTATTGGAGTAGCAGAAAATATGGATGATTCTCAACAGATTATGAATGGACACGCTAGAATGGCTATAGATAATTTAGCATTAGCAGGTTCATTAGTTTTTGATGTAGACGAGTCTGCTTTAGTTGGTGGACAGTCTATGGAAGTGTATCCCGGAAAAGTCTTTAGAAGACAAGCAGGGATGCCGGGGCAATCTATTTATGGATTGAAGTTTCCTAATACTGCACCTGAAAACATGATGATGTTTGATAGGTTTAGACAATTAGCAGACGAACAAACAGGTATACCAAGTTACTCTCATGGACATACGGGAGTACAAAGTATGACAAGAACAGCATCAGGCATGTCAATGTTGTTAGGTGCATCAAGTTTAAATATTAAAACAGTTGTCAAAAACCTTGATGACTTTTTATTAAAACCTTTAGGAGAAGCATATTTCCAATGGAATATGCAGTTCTTTGATGGGTCATTTGATGTAATGGGAGATTTAGAAGTTAAAGCTACAGGAACAAATAGCTTAATGCAGAAAGAAGTTAGAAGCCAAAGACTTACTATGTTCTTACAAACTGCACAAAGTCCTGCTATTGCTCCGTTTGTTAAAATTTCTAAACTCGTAAGTGAACTAGCCTACAGCTTAGATTTAGACCCTGATGAAATACTCAACGACCCTGAAGAAGCTGCAATGATGGCACAGATAATAGGAATGCAAAATAATGTTGGACAAGAAACAGGCTCAGAAACTGAACCCCCTAGTGAACCATCCCCAATGGGAGGACTTAGAGGAACACCTGAAGAACCTCAAGACCTCGGACCTACAGGTACTGGTGGTGGCAACATCGGAACAGGAAATGTTCCGGTTGCAGGGGAGAGTGAATTCTCTGGATAAAATTTTAAATTTAAAAGCACAAATTAAAGAAGCAATAACAAGAAATGAAACTAGGTAAAGTTGTTAAACTATTTAAAGATACAAACAAAAGTAAAAAATCTATAGTTGATAGTATGATAGCTGAAGCTAAAGAGCAGGGTATAGATTTACCACCAGAAGAAGGAGTTTCATATATAACAAAAGCATCTGCTAAAGAAGCAAAAGAAAATTTTCTTTATGAATTAGATACAAAATATAATATTGAGTTGGGAGAAATAGCATTTTATAGTGATATAGCAAAATTAATAGGAAAAAAATCTACTGGAAAAGATAAATTTTTAGATAAATACTACGATGCATTAGCTCATATAGCTGAACCTGATGAATTAATAGTTTTAGCAGCTTTAGATGATATTATTTTAGGAAATGTAAAAGGTATAAAACCTGCAAAAGAAGTGCTTAATGATAAAATTATTAAAAATTCAAATTTATCTTCAGACGATTTAACTACTTATCCTTTACGTTTTACAGGTGATGAAGTTGATAGAGAAATGTTTCAACGTAAATTTATTCCTAGTTATGATGCATTATTAAATTCTATGGACGAAATAGATGGTTTATATTCTTTAGAAGCAAAAACCAAAGACGCAATTAAAAAAAATAAAGGTTCTCAGTTTCAATTATCAGATGAATTAAAAAGTGCAAATTTAGATTTTTTAAATTATATTAAAGATAGAACACCTTTTGTAGAAGGTGGAGAAGCGACAGCTTCTCAAATGAATAAATTAATGGGAACACAAGAAATAATTCCTGACCCTATATCTGAGTCAGAGCTAGTTCCCGATGAAGAAATGGAAGAAGACTACGTAGATTTCGTAGTTAATCAAGCATTAAATCCTCAAGAAAAAGAGTATTTAGAAACAGAATTAGAAAGCAACGATACATTAAGTATGCTATTTGATAAAGTAGTAGAAGTTGCTTCAGAGTTTTCTGGAGAAGGTCCTGTTGATGGACCGGGCACAGGAGTCTCCGATTCGATACCTGCAAGGTTGTCGGATGGAGAGTTTGTCTTTACAGCTAAAGCTGTTCAAGCCATAGGAGTCGAGAAACTCGAACAACTTATGGAAGCAGCAGAAGTTGATTATGACAAACGAATGACAGCATATAATGGTGGTGTAATTGAAACAGAGGACGAAACTGTTGAACTCCCTGCTCAAGAGCAGACAGTAAAACAGGATATACGTATCAGAAAAGAAACAGTTGGAAAACAAGCTACAATGCAAGAAGAAGACGAGTTAATTGCTGATGAAATTAAAAAACGTATGTTAGACCCTAATCAAAACCACGTTAGAAGCTAAGAGCGTAAAGCCACCCTTTTATAGGCACTTTACATATTAATAACCGAAAGGCTACCTTTACAAACAAGCCCTCTAGTCGACATAGAGCTACCTTGTGAACGAAGCCCTGAGTAGGAGAAAAGAAAATGACTGAACAAGTCAACATAGAAGAAACAGCCAACCCATATAATTCTAAAAAAGATTACATGGATGGCAATGAAGATAAACCTTTTGTATCATCAAATAGTTTATTCTTTGACGAAACATCTTCTGAAACATCTAATGTTGAAGAAGTGTCCGTAGAAGAAGAGGTTCAAAGTGAGGAGAAACCTTACCAACGACCTGATTATAAAAAACGATATGATGATTTAAAAAGACATTATGATTCTAAATTAAATGAATTTAAAACTAGGGAGCAAGAGTTACTAGATGAAGCTCTAAAAAATAGACCTGATTATGTAGCTCCTAAAACTCCTGAAGAATTAGAAGCATTTAAAAAAGAATATCCTGATGTTTTTGAAGTAGTAGAAACTGTAGCTCATATGCAAAGTAGTGAGAAAGCTAAAGTTCTAGAAGAACAACTTTCAACTTTACAAGCTAGAGAACAGGAGACATTACAAAGACAAGCTTTAACTAGATTAAGAGAAAGACACCCTGATTTTGAAGATATCAAAAATAGTGCGACTTTCCAACAATGGGCAAAAACACAACCTGAATCTATTCAAAATTGGATATTCAGTAATAGTGATGATGCTGATTTAGCTAGTAGAGCTTTGGATTTATTTAAAAGAGATATTGGATTAGATGCTTCTTCTGTTCAAGAACCTCAGTTACGTTCTGAAAACCGTGCAAACGCAGCAGATATGGTATCAACAAAAACAACATCTGTTGACCCTAAAACTGCTAAAGTTTGGACAGAAAAGGAAATCAGTCAGTTGAGCATGGCAGAGTTTGATAAATTTGAAGAAGAGATATCAAATGCTATGCAAGAAGGACGGATTGTAAGATAACTATAATAAACTTAAAGGAGTATTATCATGGCTCAATTTTTTGAACCGAGTACTGATACTAATGCAAACTTTGCTAACTCCGTAAGTGGACAGACTAATAGTTTCTTCTTACCTTCGGTTTACTCTAAAAAGGTTTTAAACTTTTTTAGAAAAGCCTCGGTTGTAGAAGCTATTACAAACACCGACTATGCCGGTGAGATTTCTGCTTTCGGAGACTCAGTAAAGATTATAAAAGAACCCGTTATTTCTGTGTCTGATTACACAAGAGGTAGCGATACAACAGCAACCAAACTAACAGACCAAGAACTTACTTTGGTAGTTGATAGTGCGAAAGCTTTCAAATTCATCGTAGATGATATTGAAACTAACATGTCGCATGTTAACTTCAAAGAAGTAGCTTCTAGCTCGGCTGCATATGCATTGAAAGATTCATATGATGCTGCAGTTATAGCTGCTATGTTTTCTGGTGTGTCAAGTTCTTCACCTGACCACGTTTTAGGTACTGACAATGCTACAGATTTAGCAGCAGGTACTTTTGACGGAACAGGTAACCTTGACATAGGTTTTGGTTCTAGTGAGCATGACCCAATAGACGTTATGGCTAGAATGGCAAGACTACTTGACGAACAAAATGTTCCTGAAGAAGGAAGATGGTTCGTTGCAAGTCCTGACTTCTATGAAGTTCTAGGTCAAGCTTCTTCTAAATTGCTATCTGTTGACTTCAACGCAGGTCAGGGTTCAATTAGAAATGGTTTAGTATCAAGTGGAAAACTAAGAGGATTTGATATGTACAAGTCTAATAACATTGCAAGCACATCTAATGCTGCAGGTAAATGTTTGGCAGGTCATATCTCATCTACTGCGACTGCTAACACAATTCTTTCAACAGAAGTGTTGAGAGACCCGTCATCTTTTGGTGACATTGTGAGAGGTCTTCATGTCTATGGTGCGAAAGTACTAAGAGGTGAAGCATTAGTCTCAGCTTTCTACGGTATTGACTAATCGTAAAATTGGGGGAGTCTTCGGACTCCTCCTCTTTTTTTAAAAGGAAAACAATATGAAAACAAAATACGGAGTAACAAATCAATTAGCTCAACTAGCTAAAGTTCGTTCACCTCAAACTAGATATAATAAATATGGAGAAAAAATAGGTGCTACAGGATTAAGTAAGAGAGAACAAATGGGAGCTGCACAAGACTTTAGTTTTATGCCAAAAAAGAAATCTAAACCTGTAATGGGTGAAAGAATGATGTTTAAAGGTGGAGGTATGGTTACAGCAAAACCTAATTAAACATGGCAACTACATTCCTAACACTAACAAATGAAGTTCTTCAAGAACTTAATGAAATAGAATTAACTTCTGCAACTTTTGCAAACGCAAAAGGTATTCAAAGTTTTGTTAAAAATTCTATTAATAAATCTTTAAATGATATTGCAACAGAAGAACCACAACTTCCATTCTTTGCTGCTGCAGCTAGTGGAGGAACAGACCCTTTTTATGGTAATGTTACAGTAGCAACTGTAGCAGGTACTAGATGGTATACATTAAAATCAGGAAGTTCAAGCGTTACAACCGATTATGCTTCTATTGATTGGGATGATTTTTATCTTACTACAATTAATGTAAGTGGAGAATCGTCACCTTTTGTTTCTAGAGGTTTACGTTATTTAAGTTTAGATGAATGGACAAGATACTTTAGAGACTCTGAAAATCAAGATGATGCAGATACACAAAACTTTGGAGAACCAAAATATGTTATACGTAGTCCAGACCACAGAAAGTTTGGATTAAGTCCTATACCTGATAAAGTATATAATGTGCATTTTTATGCATATAATACACCAACAGCTTTATCATCTCATAGTGACGAAATGGTTTTACCTGACCAATATGCAAATGTTATAACATCTAGAGCAAGATACTATGTGTGGCAATTTAAAGAAAGTCCACAACAAGCAGCATTTGCATTAGAAGATTATAAAAAAGGAATGAGACAAATGAAATCTAATTTAATTAATCCTGCTCCTTCCTATATTACAGACGACAGAATATATTTCTAATGGCAAGAAGTCAACCATACACAGTAGCAGTTAATGGAGGATTAGTTAAATCTTCAAATGTTATTGATTTATTAAAAACTCCCGGAGTAGCTAAAGATTTACAAAACTTTGAAGTATCTACAGAAGGTGGATATAGACGTATTAATGGCTATCAAAAATTTGGTACAACTGATGCTACACAACCTACAGGAAGTACAACAAATATTTTAGGAGTATTTCCGTATGCAGATGGAGTTATAGCATGTGCAGGAACAGGAATATTTTTTACAAATGATGGAGAAACTTGGTTAAATATTGGAAGAAGTTCTGTTGCATCAAGTGGAGATAATTATTCAACTTTTACAGGCAGAAGTACTTTAACTAGAACTAGCCAAGGGCAATGTCAATTTACTGTATTTGAAACTGCTACATCAGATTATGGAACAGTTATTATAGCTGATGGAGCAAATAAACCCTATGCATTTAGAATGGAAGGTTCAGGTTCATTAAGTGGAAGAACATTTTTTGGAGAAGAAGTAACTGTAACAAGTACAAAACATGTTAAGTATGTTACAACACATGATAAACATTTAATAGCTGCAGGTGTTGAAGATAATCTAAATACAATTTATTATAGTGGTACATTAGACCCTACAGATTTTACAAGTACAGGTTCAGGTAATATAGTTTTAGAAGACCAAATAGAAGGTATTAAAGGTTTCCGTGATGAATTATTTATCTTCTGTACAAATAGTATTTTTAAATTAATTAATATAAATAACTCTAGTTCTATTGCAATTGTACCTGTTACAAAGAACGTAGGTTGTTTAAGTGGATATAGTATTCAAGAAATTGGTGGTGACTTAATATTTTTAGCACCAGATGGATTAAGAACAATTGCAGGTACAGCAAGAATTGGTGACGTTGAGTTGGGTACAGTTAGTACAACAATACAACCTTTACTAACAGACTTGACAGAAAGCATAAATAGCTTTATAATAAATAGTCTAGTACTTAGAGATAAATCTCAATATAGATTATTTTATACTAATACTACACTAGAAAATAATCAACAAAAAGGTGTTATTGGAACATTAAGACCTGATGGATTTCAATGGTCAGAAACTAGAGGTTTAGAAGTTACTGCTATTGGTTCAGGTTTTGATAATAATAATGTTGAACAATATTATCATGGAGATACAAATGGGTTTGTATATCAACATGATACTGGTAATGATTTTGATGGAGCAAATATTTTAGCTCGATATGAAACACCTAATTACGATTATGGTGATTTAGGAACTTTAAAAACTTTACATTATTTTCGAGTTTCTGCAAGTGCAGAAGGTATTGTTGAACCAGATGTTCAAGTTAGATTTGATTATGGAAGTGGAGATATACCTCAACCCTCTAATTTATTTGACTTAGGAATTATTAATCCTCCTTCAAAATTTGGTGATGCAATATTTAATACAAATGTATTTGGAGGAGCTGATAATCCTTTAATTAGAGTTCCATTACAAGGTAGTGGAACAAGTAACAATTTTACTATAATAAGTGAAGATAGTAAACCCCCTTATACTATAAATGGTTTTTACGTAGACTATATACCTTCAGGCAGGAGATAATAAATGGCACAAACATATACAAGACAAAGTTCTTTTAGTGATGGAGATACTATCACATCAGCATTATTTAACAATGAATATAATCAGTTAGTTAACGCATTTTCATATAGTTCAAGTAGTGCAAGTTCTACAGGGCACAGACACGATGGTACTGCAGGACAGGGTGGTAACATTCATACTATTGGTGACTTAGATTTTTTAAACAAAATTGTTGTAGATAGCACAAATAATAGATGGGGATTTTATGTAGAAGTATCTTCATCAGCAGTAGAACAAATTAGAATACAAGATGGAGCTATTGTACCAGTAACAGATAACGATATAGATTTAGGAACAAGCTCTTTAGAATTTAAAGATGGGTATTTTGATGGTACAGTTTATGCAGACGCTATAAATTTTAACGGAACAGCAATTACATCAACAGCAGCAGAATTAAATATATTGGATGGAGTTACATCCACAGCAACCGAATTAAATTTATTAGACGGAGTTACAGCTACAACTGCTGAACTAAATATCCTTGATGGAGTTACTTCAACTGCAGCAGAATTAAATGCACTTGATGGAATTACTTCTACAGTAACAGAATTAAATATAGTTGATGGTAACACATCTGCTACATCAACAACAGTAGCCGATGCAGATAGAGTTGTTTTAAATGACAATGGAACAATGGTTCAAGTAGCTGTTACAGATTTAGCAGCATACTTTGATGATGAAATAACTGCAATGCCAAACTTAGTAACTACTGCAGCTACTACGGTAGGAGCATTAAATAGTGGTTCTATTACATCTGGTTTTGGTTCAATAGACAATGGTTCATCTGCAATTACAACAACGGGTACAGTTACATACGGTAGTTTATCAGATGGCTCTATAACTATTACAGCTTTTGTTGATGAAGATGATATGTCTTCAAACTCTGCAACACTTGTACCAACACAACAATCTGTTAAAGCTTATGTAGATACACAACTTACAGCAGAAGATTTAGACCTTACATCAGATAGTGGTACAATAGCTATTGACTTAGATAGTGAAACATTAACAGTTGCAGGTGGAGAAGGTATTGATACATCTGCTTCTAGTAATACAATAACAATCGCAGGTGAAGATGCTACAACATCTAATAAAGGTATAGCATCTTTTGACTCAAATGACTTTACAGTTTCTAGTGGGGCAGTAAGTCTAGCAACTACATCAACTGCAGCAGAACTCAATATACTTGATGGAGTTACTTCAACTACAGCAGAACTTAATATACTTGATGGAGTTACTTCAACTACAGCAGAACTTAATATACTTGATGGTGTAACAGCTACTGCTGCTGAATTAAATTTACTAGATGGTGTGACGTCTACAACTGCAGAACTTAATATTTTAGATGGAGTTACAAGTACAGCAGCAGAACTTAATATCCTTGATGGCGTTACTTCAACTGCTGCAGAGTTAAATATACTCGATGGAGTTACAGCAAGTGCTACCGATATTAATCTTATAGATGGAATTACAAACGGAACTGTTATAGCTAGTAAAGCTATTATAACAGATTCAAACAAAGACATAACTGGTGGTCGTAACATTACGATTAGTGGTGAATTAGATGCAGCTACACTTGACATATCAGGTGATGCAGACATAGACGGAACATTAGAAGCTGATGCAATAACAATCGGTGGTACTACACTAGCAGAAACAATTAGTGAATT